ATCAACTAACTAAAGATTCTCGTGACAGTGAGACTGGCCACGGTATTTTCCTTGCTAACAGTGAGGACCTGTCATTCCTAGATTATCCTGTTATTGTTGATATGCAGGCGTGGTGGGTACAAGATGAGTCAGGCGAACATAAGTGGGATGATTTTATTAATTATCACACTACTAAGGTTTTGGCTGAGCAAGACTAGGGGTAGGGTCATCCCTGTCTAGGGGTGAGGGGGCGAGACTGTGGTGGGCTTGCCCTCTCCCCTTCTTTTTGGTATAATGGATAGAGAGGAGTACTATGGCTTACAGTATACGCAGAGTTGGCGGTATCGGTAAAGAAGAAAGATTAGCAGAAAAGTTTAATGTTATAGTATCTGACCTAAACCTTGATTTGGAGCAGGTTGGTATAATGGTAGCAAGGGTATTACCCGAACTCACCTTCAATCGCCTTATGGTAGTATTAGAGAGTGCTCAACACGAAAGAACCAAGGTAAGAGAAGAACCTAAGTTACACCACGACTATAGAAACTGGAGAATGGAACAAGAATGAGAATAGAAACCAAGGCAGATATCCTTGCTTATATCGGAGATCATTATCTAGAACTAGAAGCCGTAGATTATTTACCTGTAGACTTTTGGCATCAGTTTGAGGATGTTCTTACATTATCAGGGTTTGTATCTAGCCAATGGGCAACACCTACTTTGAGCGGTACAAAGTCAATAGAGTATGCCTATGATATGCTATGTGATATGAGAGAGATAGACCCTAGTATGGACTTCAAGACCATTGAGGAGTTCTTTAGAGCACAAGAGGTAGATGAGTGACCACCTTTGAATCTATGTGTGAGATACTCTCTGAGTTCTGGGCTGAGTATAGAGATGAAGAAGGTTTGGTAGACTTCGTTGCCTATAATGATTTAGGTTTGCCTCTTGCTTATTTTATTAATGAAAATATTGTTGTGCCTACCCCCGCAGCAGAGGCATACATAAATGAAACCTTTAACTTTTTAGTTGCTGCACTAGGCATTGATGACAAAGAGTCTTATGAATCATTGGATGAGATGTTTGACGCTGCCGATTTCAAGAAATAGTCGAAGCCCCCAAAAACGTCCTTTACGAACCTTCGAAAAAAAATCACGGGGCCTCTAGCCAAACCTCCTTTACGAACCCAACAAAAAAATTCACTGGACTTTTTAGACATTACGATCCCAAACCTTATATCCCCATATACGGGGCACGGTATACTCTAGATACTAAGGTTTGTCAAGTCTTTTATTACGATCCCCGACATTACGATCACTCACTATCCTATCAGACATTACGATCCACGGTATACAAACCAGGGGATCCAGGAATCATATACCAAATCCCCTAGTATAACTACACCCAAATAAAAGATTACGATATCAAACCTTTTTCCCTGGTTTTTAGATATTATCCAAACCTTTTTATTCTTTTTATCACAAATACTGGACATTTTGCTACATTTTGTCTAGGGTTTTTAGGCTATAAAGGTTTGACAATATGGAGGTTTGGGAGTATAATTCGGCTATAAAGGTTTGAAGGTTTGACATATGAAGGTTTGTGTGGTAGGAGGTTTGGGCGGTTGGACATTACGAACGCATCTGTCTAAATGCTCCATTCCCCACTATGCTCCACTTCACTCCACGTAAACCATATCTAAAAAATATCAGTAAGATTTATCTGTGGATAACTATGCCAAACCTGTGGATAACTCATCTCATATTGTGGATAACTATGCTACAATTTACCTATGCCTAACGTATTATGCTTTAACTGTGGGGGTATGTTTGAAGTATCCTATCAAACCTCAAAGCCAACATCTGCCTGTCCTAAATGTCAGGACAAGATGTTTGAGGAACAAACCTCATTTGAGGAATAAACCAGGGGATAGATAATTCTCTGGGGTTGTTCTGGCTATGGGGCATATGTCGCTATAGGGCTTATATCTTATACTAGGGATTACGAACGCCTCTTGACTTCCCCCGCAAAATTTGAGATAATGGTTTTATGACTACAAAAACAAAATCTCTCACTAAAGTGGAGATAAATGTTAAAACCAGCAAGTGGAGATTTTTAGATACTCAACTTGGAGTTTATTCTTTAGAAGAATGGAACACAAAGAAAGAAGCACACAAACATGCTAGTAAGTATCGCAGAAGGCATGGGCTATAAGTATGCAAACCTTCTTACCTTCAGCAGATTACGAATACACTGCCCAGACTCTGGACTCCAAGCGCCTTAATAAACAAATCCTAGAAGGCTACCAGATTATGAAGGTTTTATCTGGCGCATCTGAGTCTGGTGCTTGGCGAAACCATCCAGCAGTTCTTATGTGGAAGGATGCCGAACATAGCCTTATGGACTACATTGATCATATGGTTTATGAAGCAGACTTTCGTGGCATTAAGACTGACAAAAATGTATCAAACCTTAAAACCCTAAAGCAATCCTTTAGCCATATGTGGGGTAAGGATAAACCTATTTGGCAAAAGCCAGAACACTTATCCAGAGTTGTAGATAGCCATAAGGCTAATCTTTATAGGAAGGATTCTGTGCTGTATAATCAGTTTAATTCATATACCGCCAAACCTTGCTGCGATAAATGTTTATACTATTGGCCTACCCATAAGGAGAGATAATGAACGATGTAAACTTTGACAAACCACTATCCAAATATATCTTTGAAACCTGTATTGACTGTGGTAAATTTATTAGAACAAATGACAAAACCAGACTAATCCTATTTATGATGGATCATTATGGGGGAGATGGTATTAAGGTTTGTAGTAAGACTTGGTACGGCTATGCTTTGTATACCCTGCTAAATTGGAAACATAGGAATATCTAAGCATACTTGGGATAGAACCGCTAGTGCACCTTTGGTGCAAAGAAAGGTTTTGTAGCCTCTATTTTGCGCCGAACTTAAAAACTGCTTAACTTAATACGGCTACCCAATTTTGATTTTCTTCATCCCAACTGTATAAAAAGCCATCTGTAGGGTAATCAATGGGTGCTTGCCAACGGCAGGTCTCCTCATCTAAAATCCAAGAGTCAAAAGGTTTTGGTGGTATAAAAGCATCAAGTGCTTCATCAAAGTAATACCCAACCCCTGCATAATTTTTTCTATAGTTATTGTTGTAACTTGTGCGCTTGCAGACTTGCCCACGAAAATCGCCGTACCATTGTTCCCAATCGGAAATGCCATCAACAATTTCATCTTCATTGCGCCCTACAATAACATCAGTAACAATATTGTTTTGATCTAAAAAAGCATAGTGTGCCATTACCAACTCACCGTTCCTGTTCCTGCTGTAAATGTATAAATTTTAAAACCATCTATGTTTTGGTATGTATATGTAAGACCAACTCCAATAGATGCCAAATCAAAAAATATATTAGAATAACGAATAATAACAATACCGCTACCACCAGTTCCTCCAGAAAAAGCGTCATCACTTACTCGTGTACCACCGCCACCTCCACCACCACCGCCACGGTTAGCAGGTGCACTTGCGCCATTAGTTAAATAGGTTCCACCGTTTCCACTAACATTAGCAGTACCAAGACCATTAGTACCGCCATTTCCGACCCCTCCGCCACCACCTGCTGCATATATAAGACTTGTTCCGCTTAGGCTTGAAGAGGTTCCACTTCCACCATTTCCTCCATTGGCATTACCAGTACCACTTCCACCAACACTTCCACTACCTCCGCCGCCACCTGCACCCATCTGAGTACTTCCAGCATAAGCAGGTCCGTTTCCGCCAGCATTACCCTGGCCAGATGTTCCAGCACCGCCAGATTGGGCAGATGGGTTAGATGTATCAGACTGACCTCCACCAGATCCTCCAGAAAAGGCTCTTCTTGTAGTTTCTGAAGGTCCTTCCCAAGAACCACCGCGCCCTCCGCCAATTGCTGTAAGTCCAAATGCTAAAGAGTTTGCTCCATTTGTATTAGTTCCAGCAGATCCAGTAGTAGTTGCACCACCAGCGCCAACAGTAATAGTATAGTTTTGAACAGAAACATTTGCTGAACCACTTAATAAACCTCCAGCACCTCCTCCTCCACCAGTTGTTGTGTTAGAAAAACTTCCACCACCACCACCGCCACCTGCAACAATTAGATAATCAACGGTTGTTGGAACGGTAGGAGGGGGGGTAGAATCAATTCCAAACCAAGAACCAACTTGGTTAGCGTTGCCTGCTGATTTTATCAACTGCGTTCTTTGCCCATATCTGCTCATTTATGCAATCCGATTTACATATCCAAATATATTAAGAACGTTTCCTGTACCTGCAAAGGCACGAATAACAAGACCGTTTTGTAGTAATATGCCAGGGGAAACAAGAATCATGCCTGTTCCTTCGGCACCTATATTTATCTCAATGTGATCATCAGGTGCGGTTACTCCGCCCCACTCAAGAGTTAGTTTAACTGCAGTTGCTGAAGTATTATGAGCATAGAGCCAAACCTCATCAAATGAAGATGTGCCAGCAACGGCAGTATGAATAACTGTTCCTGCTGTTGCAGTTGCTGCAACCTTAATTCCTTTACCATTTGTACTTCCGCTAAGAAGTTGTTTTGAATATGTTGCCATTTGTTCTCCTTTATCCGAATACCTGATGTGCTAAAATGCTTTGGTCATCATCTGCAAGAATCATTCCAGTTGCACCCGTGGCTCCTGCAGCGCCAGTGGCTCCCGTTGCACCTGTTTCTCCTTGCGGACCTTGAGCACCTGTACTTCCTTGAGCACCTGTAGGTCCTACTATGGATGTACCAGAACCCCATATACCTGAAGTTTTTGGACCAAATATTAAATTATTTGCAGTATCAATGTAAAAGTCACCATTAACACCTGTTTCTGCTGATGGAGTTCCGCTACCATTTAAAATAGTTTTGCCATCTGTTCCATTGCTACCATTAGTACCAGCCGAACCTGTGGCTCCTGTATTTCCTGTATCACCTTTTACACCTTGGATACCCTGTTCGCCTTGTGGACCAGTGGCTCCCGCTGCACCTGTTGCTCCTTGTGCACCTGCTGGTCCTTCTGGACCCTGTGCACCACCTGCAGTTATCCACTCACCATCATAAACACTAAGAACATTAGTTGTAGTGTTAAACCAAAGAGGATTAGCAGCCGTATCTGCTGGGGCAGTTCCTGAAAAATATACAGCATTTCTATCGTCAGCAAGGGTATCTATAAGATCAAGGTAGTCTTGGGATCTTGGAGATTTTCCTGATCCAAACTTAATTAAAAGGGTTTCTATACTCAACACAGCCATTTAAACATTATACCATAATAGTTCCGTATTGCTTTTTTTGGCAAACCTTGCTATACTAAAGATATGAATCCGAACGAATGCATTAAATGTGAGATGGCACATAAAGATCCTTTATTTTGGGAGACTCACCAGACTATGACTGATGGTAGGATATGGTGTGCTTATGCTAGAAAACCTTGAAATCCCCGACCCATTCCAAACCTTTGTAACTAAGAAATATGCTAATGCTAAGGGTCTTGTCTATGACTTCTTTGCCAAAGAGTGGTATCTTAAGACTGCTTGTTGTGGTGAAGAATTGTATGCCCCGAACAAAAAAACTATGACAAAAATACGTTTATACCATACAAGAAATGAGTGTTTAAATGGATACTGAACAAACTTTTGACCAAGAGTTTACAGTTGAAGAGATTACGAAGGCTATTGTAGATCAGGCCAAGTCTGATGTTAAGGCTAAGTATGGAAACAAGAAACGGCATAGACAATGACTGGCATTACCTGTGTAAACTGTTATGGTACTAATGCTACTCAGGTAGTAAAGAGTGGTGCCTACTGTGCAGAGTGCTATACTTATATGATAAAGGAGGTTCAAAATGATTAATGTATTATTTCTTATTCCCGCATTTTTTATGGGATATGTCGCTTGCTATGTTGCAATGACATATAAGGTGAAGCAAGATTAAAGAGCCAAAGATTATGAAGATGGACTGGAAGTCCCTTGGTTATGAAAGAGAGTATAAAGATGGAAAAGTCAGATGGGTTCCTAGGGAAGTCTACAAAGGAACACAAGACGAACAACCTACCTCTTAGGTGGTTTGCTAATCTATGCGAAAAGCCTGCACACTACCATCTAGGAAAGTTCTTACATTATAGTGATCATGATGACTATGGCATTGTATGTAGATACCATGCACGTGTATCATATTGGTTTTATAAGCCCTATCTTAGGTGGGGTACAGTATATAGGCTTGACAAACCTAAGTAACATTGTTATACTTAGTATATGACACTAAGTTCTGTATTGTTTGGTTTATTCTGCATGTCTTTGGGACTGTGGATTTTATTAGGTAGGAGATAGTTATGGCTAGGATAGTTATATGCTATATTTGTAAAAAACAAATTGAGTCTAGATCCGCCTTTGCACACGAAACTTTGACAAACCATCTTAAAAAAGATCATAAGCAAGTAAATGCTTAAGTTCCTATTTGGTATGCTTGCTGGGTATTTTGTAGCAAACCTTGAAATTGCAAGGTATTTAGTTAGTAAAGGCTATAGGTCTGTTTATGACATTCCAGATAAAGATTGAAGAGTTTGATTACAGTAGCATTAAAAAAAATGCATTCTATCTACCGCCAATTCCTTGGAAGTGGACATTAACTAAGTCAGGCAAAGTTCTTGGGTTTGGGTATTGTCATACAGAAGAGGAAGCCAACGAGATGGCCAATCAATCTTTAAACTATTTTAAAAAGCCTCAGTACAAGTAGAACAATAAAATTCGGGTCTATCAATAGCATCTGAATCACCAATAATAACATGACCAGATCTTGCCATCTCTAAAATATCAGGATTAAGAACTCCATAGGCTATGGGTGTTAGTCTTGAACCACAAGTATTACACATACTTTAATCATACCACACTTGCACCTGAAGCCAAAGTTTGCTATACTGAGTATATGAAAAACACTTATAAATGTCCAGATTGCAAAACCTCTATAATTATTAATACCAAGGTTCACGAATTACCAGAATCAATTATATGTCCTTGCGAAACGGTAATGCCGCTAGAGTCTTCCAAGTAATATGTGGTCGTGGGTATTAGCCTTTATTGGCGTTTCTGGAATCTTCCTTGTTGGTCGCAAGACTATCTGGGGATGGTTAGTTCTGTGCTTAAATGAGATCCTATGGATTGTCTATGCCCTCACAACAAAGCAATATGGTTTTATATTTGCAGCGGTAGCATATGGAATAGTTTATATTAAATCATTTATGCACTGGAGAAAAGATGAGTCGTGATTACTTTAAAAAGTTATGGTCAACCATCTTGTCAAACGGTGTTCGCCAAGACTCTGAGGGTAACTGGAATGTTATAAACTCTTCTACCAATAAGCGTAGGATGGAAGGTAAAGGCTCTAGTGTGGGTGGTTTATCTGGTCCTAATCAGCATCAATGGATCCCCGCTAAAATTTATGTAACACCAGATGAACTAAAAGAGATTTGGGATAGACAACTTGGCAAATGCTACTGGTTTGGTGTAGACTTAGACTTAGAACTACTCTATAAGTCACACCCTGATTGGATGCCAAAGCACCCTATGTGTCCTAGCATAGATAAGATTGATGTTAATGGAGATTATACAAAAGAGAATATTGTTATCACAACTAGGTTTGCTAACTTTGGCAGAAATGTTTGTGACTTTGACAAGTTCCACGATATAGTAAGGGTTTTAAAAAATGCATAATGCAGTTATATTTGATGTTGACGGTACCTTAGCAAATGTTGAGCCGTACCTACACTACATTAGAAATATACACAAGAGTCCTGACTTTAAGAAGGATTACGATAAGTTTCATTCTGAATCAGTTAATGCTGAACCAAATCAAGAAGTAGTTGAGATGGTTAATCAAACTTTCTTTGATCAGAATCATGTTATCGTTGTTACTTCTCGTAATGAATACTGGCGGGGCATTACCTCATATTGGCTAGCAAAAAATGATATTGGACACCACGCTTTGTATATGCGTAAAGATGGTGACTTTAGACCTGACTATGAAGTAAAGAGTGAGATCCTTGCTAAGATTAAGAAGCAGTGGAATGTCATTCATGCTATTGATGATAATCCAGCAGTATTAAAGTTATGGTTTGAGCACGGCATATCAACTACAAAAATTGGCGATTGGGATGGAAGTAGAGACTAATATGTTTTGTATAGATTGCGGATCTAAAATAGTTAATGGAGACTGCAACTATTGTTTTAAAAATAAAAATGCATTAAAAGAATTTGAAGAGGAGTCAGATGAGTAACTGGACAGAAGAACTTACCGATGAACAAAAGAAGCAGGTATGGGACTTTATTGTGTTTACTGTAAAAGAAATCAGAGAACAGATAGCAGTTGATATTCTTGCTACATCTGATCTTTGGGCAGCAAAGGGTTTAAATAAGTCCCGTCGTACACAAAAAGCATTTACTATATCTGCTGCTATTGCGAGAGGACAAAACGAAATCAAATGATTATGAATGTTATTAAATTTATTAAGTGTAAGATAAGCGGCCACAGACTAGCCTATGGTGGTGCATGCCCATTTACTGGGTTGCTATATGATTATTGTGAAAAATGTAGTATGATGATTCCAAGACAGCCAGTGGGGTAACTTTAATTATGGAAAACAATTATGATGTGCCAAATGAAGTTCGTGATAAGATTATTAAAGATTATATGATGAAGTCTTATCATTGGACAATTGGTCTTGGAATGTTTTTAATTGGTCTATTGTTGGGAGCATTAATAGGTGGCTGATCCAAATCAAACCTCTGCTCGTGGCGACTGGCTCTGTCCTTGTAGTGGATGTTCAAAGTCTATTGCAGCAGAACGCAAACAACTGATTGAATTATTTGAAAAACATAAGTATGACTACTTAGTTTATCGTGGTTCATCATTTGATCAGGATGGTAATTTAATGTGGGCTAAAGATGATGCTGAAGCATATGCTGAGGGCATTGATGAAGTTATTAAGTTGATTAAAGAAAGAATGCCCAAGCCTAAAATTAAGCACCAGTAGCCAAGTTGGTTAAGGCACCGAACTCATAATTCGGCTATCGTAGGTTCAAGTCCTACCTGGTGTACTAAATCTCTGTAACTCAGCGGAAGAGTGACACCCTTCTAAGGTGTAGGTCGTAGGTTCAAATCCTACCAGAGATGCTATAATAGAATGAAACTAAAAGGGGTAATTCGTTGGCTAAAATTGTTTTTCTAGGAAACTTTGAGGTTTCTTATAGTAGTGAAAATCATCATGCTAAGAGTCTTGAATCTCTTGGGCATACCGTTGTAAAATTGCAAGAAAAGCAAGCAAAAAGCCACGTAATTCTTGACCAAGCCTTGAACTCAGACCTATTTATCTGGGTACATACGCATGGCTGGGAGACAAGCGGAAGAGTTACAATGGATAATGTACTACTTCAGTTAAAGCAGGCAGGGGTAGAAACAATTACCTATCACCTTGATTTATGGTTTGGACTTGATCGCCAGAAAGATCTTGATAATGACAACTTCTATAAAACTATTGGTCACTTCTTTACAGTAGATAAATTGATGGCTGACTGGTTTAACGAAAACACAGAGGTAAAGGGACACTTTGTTCCTGCAGGAGTTTATGATAAAGAATGTTATATTCATAAGGATTATGACCCAGATAAGTTTAAGTATGACGTAATATTTGTGGGTAGCAAGAGATATCACCACGAGCATAAGTATAGATCAGACCTTATAGATTTTCTAAGAAAGACTTATGGAAGTAGATTTCTTCACGTTGGTGGAGATGGAGATACTGGGACTGTGCGTGGTGATGAGTTAAATAAGATATACGCACAAAGTAAGGTGGCAGTAGGAGATAGCCTTAACATTAACTTTAACTATCCTTATTACACTAGTGATAGGTTGTTTGAGAGTACTGGTCGTGGAGGATTTACTATCTACCCTCGCATCAAAGGTTTAGAAGATTACTTTGTTGATGAAGAAGAAATTGTTTTTTATGAACACGGTAACTTAGAAGATCTAAGAACTAAGATAGACAAGTATCTTGAAAATGGTGTTGATAGGGAGCGTATCAGGTTAAGTGGCCATGAAAAAACTAAGCAAGAGCATACATACATCCATAGATGGAAAATCATTATGAGTGAGTTAGGAATACAATGAACTGTATAGTGACGGGTGGTGCTGGATTTATTGGATCAAACCTTGTTGATAAGTTAATTAGTCTTGGTCATGATGTTATTTGTGTTGATGATGAGTCTGCAGAGTGTCATGAACAATTCTATTGGAATGATAAAGCACAAAACTATAAGTATGATATTTGTGATTATGATCTGATTGCCCCACTCTTTAAAGATATTGACTGCGTATTTCACGTTGCATCTGATGCAAGAATACAGCCAGCAATACTAAATCCTAAAAAATCTATTCAATCAAACGCAGTAGGAACAGCCAATGTTCTTGAACTTTGTAGGGTTAACAAGGTAGGTAGACTAATTTATTCAAGCACATCTTCTGCATATGGAAAAAAGTCCTTTATTCCAAACACAGAAACTCAGCAGTCTGATCCACTAACACCTTATTCCGCAGCAAAAGTTTTTGGGGAAAATTTAGCAAGAGTGTATTATAACTTGTATGGTTTAGAAACTATATCCCTTAGATATTTTAACGTTTACGGAAATAGACAGCCCCTTAAAGGTCAGTATGCACCAGTAATAGGGTTATTCTTAAAACAATACCACGAAGGAAAGCCATTAACGGTAGTTGGAGATGGATCTCAACGCAGAGACTTTACACACATATCTGATGTAGTAGAAGCAAACATCCTTGCATCTCAGACAAAAGATGGGTTTGGTGAAGTATATAATATTGGGTATGGAAATAACTACTCTATACTTGATATTGCTAATATGATTTCAAATGATGTTAAGTTTATCCCGTCAAGAGTTGGAGAGGTTCAAGAAACTCTTGCGTCTAACTCTAAGTTTAAAAATTTAACTGGATGGATGCCAAAGGTATCACTAATAGAATGGTTGCAAAAATGACAGAAATGGTTAAAGCAGTTTTAAACGGAGAGTTTGAAATGATCTTGCCTAAGCATCGTGCAGATAGACCAGACTGGTATGAACCACATGGGTGGGAAAAACCAAGATTAAAACATATGTCTGAGAACATTGGTACTGAAGATGTTGTTTACTACGTTGGTGCTGAAGAAGGAGAATTTCCAGCACTATGTCAAATGTGGGGTGCAGAAGTAGTTTTATTTGAGCCAAACCCTAAAGTTTGGTCGCACTTTCCTGCAACATGGACTGCAAATAATTTAGAAATTCCCATGGTATGTATTCCTGGATTTGCATCTGACAAGATAAATAAACTTTCTAGAATATATTACAATGAATGGCCCCCAGAAGTTAATGATGTAATTGAAGCAGCACATGGATTTAAAGAATTGTATCTTGAAGGAGATACCTATGGGCAAATCACTATAGATTCTTGTGTATATGATCATGGAATTAAACCACCTACCGCTATTTCATTGGACGTAGAGGGTAGTGAATGGAGGGTGCTAGGAGGTGCAGAGAAGGTGCTTAGAGAGTACAAACCAAAGATTTGGCTATCTGGACACCCTGAGTTTATGTTACAGCAATGGGATGAATCTTTATATAATCTTAGACACTGGATCAAGGGATTAGGATATACTGAAATAATTTTAGACTACCAGCATGAGGTGCATCTTTATTATGAATCATGCTAAAACTTTTTGGGATAACGCTGCTAAAGATCCAGATGTAAGGTATAAATATATTGCAGATGAGTGGGCAACTACTGAAACATTTTTGGATCTTATAAAAAATAATAATGACGAATGGAACAATGTTTTAGAAATTGGTTGCGGAATAGGCAGACTGCTAGTTCCTTTTGCAGATATGCACAAAGACTGTAACTTCTATGGGATAGACATATCTGATGAAATGATAAACCTTGCACCTAAAAGAGATAACATAAAGTATCAAGAACTTGCAGACAACCTTGATCTTGTATATTCAATGTTAGTCTTTCAACATATTGAACACCAAGAAAAGATTAACTACATAAAACTTGCTTATGAAAAATTAAAAGTTGATGGTATTTTATTCTTTCAGTTTGTTGTTGGGGAAGAGAACTCTCCATACTCTTATCAAACATCAAGGTTTGAAGTTGACAGAATATTAAGTGATGCAGGATTTAAAAACTTAATATTTACAAATCATATGCATCCTGAATGGATGTTTGTTAGGGCTACAAAATGACTAATGCATACATATATTCTATTGATCCGCTTGATGCTGCGGATGGTAAATGGGACTATGGATTACTTAAAGAAACATTTGAAAAAAATAATGTTAGTCAGATAGTTGTAAAAGAAATACCAAAAGCAGATCGTGGGTTTGTTGTTATTCCTGGACATGGAAATGCTGGTAAAGAAAAAGAAATATCAAACCAATTAAAAAACCTTGATAGAGTTGTCTTGTTTATAACTGGTGATGAAAGCGCTCAATTTAATGTAGATAAAATTAGTCACTCTAATATTTCTATTTGGGTTCAATACCCACATCAAAAACATGAAAAATATAATAAATTTTTTATTGGTCCACCTCAGCACTTAAAGTCTAACCTACCTGATTATCCTGTTAAAGAATATGACATTTATTTTGGTGGACAAATAACCCATCAGCGTAGACAACAGTTAGCAGAGGTTATGCCAGACCTTCCCAATGCCCTCTATAAGCCTACAAAGGGCTTTGCACAGGGAGAACAGCCTAAAGAGTACTACCGCACCCTATCAAAGGCTAGAGTTGTTCCAGCCCCCGCTGGTGCCCAAGTTATAGACACCTTCAGATTTTTTGAGGCCATTGAAATGCTGGCTTTACCTGTTGGTGATCTTATTGATTCTAAAGGTGAAATGATTGATTATTTTAATTATGTTTACCCTGCAGGAATTCCAATTGAAAAAGTTGATAACTGGAATAACTTAAAAGAAATGCTTCCTAACCTTATTAGTGATTATCCAAACAATATGCATCAGGTTGTGTGTTGGTGGATTAAATACAAGAGAGATTTTTCTATTGAGATAATGAAGGACATTTATGAACAAAGATAATGTAACAATTATAGTAGTCAGTTCAGTTATTCCAAGTCATCCAGATACTTTTATTCTTGATGAGACGATAGCCTCAATAAGATCACACTTTACGGACAATGAAATCATTCTGCAACTTGATGGTCTCAGAAAAGAAAGATTAGCCCGTAAGGATGACTACGATGAATTTAAAAGTAGGGTTCTCTGGAAGTGTTTACATGAATGGAAAAATGTTTTACCTATAATATTTGATGAGCATAGCCATCAGACAGACATGATGAAAAAAACTATTGATGATATTCAAACAGCAGCAATACTTTATGTTGAAGGAGATGCTCCACTAACTCCTGACATTGAGATTGATTGGCAGAACTGTTTAGACATGCTTGAATATGAGAAGGCTAATACTATTAGGTTTCACTTTGAAACATCTATTCCTTTTGAACATGATCACCTTATGCTTGGTCTTGAAGATGGCTTTATGAAAACCATTCAGTGGAGTCAAAGGCCACACCTTAGTCTAACTAAATACTATAGAGAAGTGGTTCTTCCTGCTTGTGATGAGAAAACTTTTATTGAAGATAAATTTCACGGAGTAGTCCAAGATGATGGATGGGATAAGCACAAGTTGTGGATCTATCATCCAGAAGGAAGTATTAAGCGTTCATATCACCTTGATGGTCGTGCAGGTACGAGAAAGTTTACATCAGACGATGATGCTTGGGGATACACAGAGTGACATTTGGAATA